CTGTGCAGAATGGTCTGCGTACTGAGATTGCTGAAACTTTCATGGAGAAAATGAAAGACCTCTTCACAGAGTCTTACATTGATGTTCCAGAATCTAAAGTTGACCTAGTTGATGAACTTGCTGAGTCTGTAGATGAGTTGGAAACAAAACTCAACGAACAAACACAGAAAGTAATCGACACTACAGTAGAACTAGAAGGATACAAGAGAAACACGATTATTCGTGAAGCATCTCGTGACCTTGCAGAGACACAAGTTGAAAAACTAAAATCACTCATTGAAGATGTTGATTTTGGAAGTGAAGAATTATTCACTGAAAAAGTAAACACAATCAAAGAGTCATACTTTAGTCAAAAAATCAAAGAAGAAGTAAGTCAAGACATTGCAGAAGAAGCAGACCAAACGGTTGAAGTTTCTGATGTTATGGGTTCTTACCTCTCCGCAATTCGTAAAACAGCATTAAAATAAGGAAGTATCACAATGCAACAATCATACGACACATTAATAGAAAAGTGGGCACCAGTCCTAGACGAAGGTGTGGCAATCAAAGACCACCACAGACGTCAAGTTACTGCCGCTATCCTAGAAAACCAAGAGCGTGCTTTACAAGAAGAGCGTTCAGCACTTAGCGGATTCTTAACAGAGAACGCCGCCGCACCCGGAAACTCCACATCAGGTGTTTCTAACTTTGACCCAGTATTAATCTCATTAGTACGACGCTCAATGCCTAACCTAATCGCATACGACGTATGTGGCGTTCAACCAATGAATGGACCAACTGGTCTTATCTTTGCGATGAAAGCAAGATATGGTAAAGGTGCAACATCTTCAAGAGAAGCATTATTCAACGAAGCAGAAACACGATTCGGTGGCGACTCAGGTGGTACACATGACTCAGACAACGCATCTGGTTTCAATGGTGTTGATTCAGAAGGCGCACGTCTAACTGCACTAGGTGCAGGCGGTATGCCAACTGCTGATGCTGAAGCATTAGGTGCAACAGGCGGTTCTACTTTCAACGAAATGGGTTTCACCATCGAGAAGCAAACTGTTACTGCTAAGTCACGCGCATTAAAGGCAGAGTATTCATTAGAACTTGCTCAAGACCTTAAAGCAATCCACGGTTTAGATGCTGAAACAGAGTTAGCAAACATATTGTCAACTGAAATCCTCGCTGAAATCAACCGCGAAGTTATCAGAACAATTAACTCACAAGCAAAAACTGGTGCACAACAATCAAACGTAACTGCTAAAGGTATATTCAATATGTCTGCAGATACAGATGGACGTTGGAGTGCAGAGAAGTTCAAAGGTCTCGGAGTACACATCGACAGAGAAGCAAACGTTATTGCTAAAGAAACTCGTCGTGGTAAAGGTAACATCGTAATCTGTTCATCAGACGTTGCTACTGCTCTCGCCGCCGCAGGAACTCTTGACTATTCACCTGCTCTTGCATCAACCCTACAGGTAGATGACACAGGTAACACTTTTGCAGGTGTATTAAACGGACGTATCAAAGTATACATCGACCCATATGCAAGCACAGACTACATCACTGTAGGTTATAAGGGTTCAAACCCATATGACTCAGGCGTATTCTATTGCCCATATGTACCGTTACAAATGGTTAAAGCAGTGTCTGAAAACTCATTCGCTCCGAAAATCGGGTTCAAAACTCGTTACGGCATGGCGTCTAACCCATTCGTAGGTGCAACACCTTCAGATGGTTTGGCAACAGTCAAAACTAACCAGTACTACAGAATCTCAAAAGTGATTAACATCCTTACATAGATTACTGTTAAAAAAATGAGAGTTGGGTTAACCAACCAGTTTTTAGGGAGACTTCGGTCTCCCTTTTTTTTGTCTAAAAATAAATGAAAAAAAGTGAAAAAAGTACTTGACAAAAGATGTTTTTTATGGTACCGTAAGATATAATAAAAAAACATGAAAGGAATTTATTATGGACGGAAGAATAAAATTAGAGTATTTGAACCGCGCAATGAAAACAAAGGTACGTCGCCGACGTGCAAGTTTACGAAAACAAAAGTATCGTGATGGTCTTCAAACTATTAAAAATGTAAGCAAAGAAAACCGCGATTATCGCAAAGCGAAATATTTAGCGTGGTGTCGCAGGCGACCAAACGGCGTGGTGTCGCAGGGGATACAGTCCCAACTACTATACTAGGGGTTTTCAGAGATTAATATAAAAAAGTGAAAAAAAGTGAAAAAAGTACTTGACATTCTCTGTTTTATATGGTACTGTAAGACATAATAAGAAAGGAAATATTATGAAAGTAAATAGAAAAGATATCGAGAACAGGAAAATGACAAGAGAGTTTTTTGATTATGTTCTTAGTTTCTATGGTGAAGGTGGTCTTTATGACTTCGGTGCCAAGTTAGATGATGTAATCACTGCAACGCAGATTTACCTCAACAAAATCTTGACGAATAAAAATAAGTTTTATACTTGGGGTGATGGCGATAGTCTTGACCGCGAAAGAGTTCGTGACATCTTGTTAGATGAAGACATCTTCGGTTACGAGTGGAAAACAAATGCTAAACTTCACTTAGACTTAACAAACTAAAAAAAGTGCTTGACATTCTCTGTCAAGTATGGTATGGTAACACATAATACAGAAAGGAAAAAAATATTATGGAATACGAAACTTACGAATATGTAGAAGAACCTACACTAGAAGAACAGATTGAGGCATCAGTCAAAGAAGGAATAACTTTAGGACTTTTCAAAGACCTTGATGGTGACCCAACTTTCTTGAAGTTCAAGGCGACAGTTGATGAGATAGAAAATGCCTCTAGAGACGAACGTATTGCGGACATCGAGGATTCTTATGAAGAGTTCTTGGCAGGAGGTGCGTAACAATGGCATTAGTATTAGGATACACTAAAGAGAAAGAGTTCGTACAAGAATGTTTCAATACTCGTTTAGAGTTCGAACACAGATACGAAGAACTCATTGAGAGATTTGGTGGATTTGACTTTGAGTTTCTAAAGGAATATGAAGTCAGTGGTTACAACTCAAAACTTATAAAAGACATGAATACAGAAATGCAAATCAGAAAGGAAAATATATAATGAAAGCATATGAAGTAAAACTAAAGTTGAACACAAGGAACGAGGATTGGAAACGATTTGCAACCGCAAAGGAAGCAGTCAAGTTTATCCTAGACGAGAGACACACCGAAGGGTTCACGGTCTCTGGACGTACCTATGATGAAAAGTTCGAAGAGTTAGAATGGATTGAGAAGGGTCGCATTGTAAATGTGTGACTTATTCTATTCCTATATAATTATAAAGAAAGTGGAGAGTTATAATGTTTGAGTTTTTTCTGGGATTAATGATTGGTGGTTTTGGAACCATACTGTTTGTCTTTATGACAAGTGTTGATATTGATTGTGGCGGGTATACTGCTATGACACCTGAAGAAGAAGATGAAGAGAGAGAAATGTATCTCAGAGGTGAAGACTAATGGGAACTAAGGCAGGAAAGATTTGGGGAAACACAGAACTGATACACGCGAATGGTGTATTAGAGTTTCATCGTATCAACTTCAAAAAGGGATACAAGTGTTCCGAACATTTACACAAACATAAATGGAATGGTTTCTTTGTTGAGAGTGGAACTATGATTGTTCGTGTATGGCAAGACGGAGAACAGGATGGTCTTGTTGATGAAACAATACTAACTGCAGGAGACTTCTGTCAAGTAAAACCCGGAAAGATACATCAGTTCGAAGGTGTTCAAGATGGTGTTGCGTTTGAACTCTACTGGGCAGAGTTTGCTCACGATGACATTGAGAGAAGAACTATAGGAACTTCTATTTAATCTCAAACTGAGAGAAAGCAAAGGAAGCATTGAAAGTTAGATACGACGCATCACCTGTTGAGGAGTTAAATGTTATTGCACCTAAGTCAGTAGGAATACAATCTCTATATGTGATTTGTCTTATTGAGTTGTTGTGACTTGAAAGGATAGACAAGGTTATATCAGAATATGTTGGTATTGCGATTCTTCTATTTTCCGCAGATATCTGACCCACGTTCACACCGCGTTGCATCCAATCAAACATCTCTCTATAGGAAGTCATATCTTCGTCAAGGAGAATACTAAACTCGACAGAACCAAATGTTATTTTGTCACCAACCAAAGGAACAGAAGATAGTCGTTTCACAGAAAGGGGAACTGAGTTAACAGACATAGAAGGGTGAGATACCTCTTGAACAAAATACTCTAGATTGGGATATCGTGTTCTATCAATACTAATACGGAAACCCGTAGGTTGTAAGTAGTTCACATTAGATGTAAGTTCTACATCTTTCAATTGAGTTTTAAGTGTTGTAGTATTCTGTGGCATTTTAGTTCCTATATCTTCTACTTCTATTTATATAAAATAAACATACAAAAAAAATAAAAATAATGCTTGACTTATGATGTCAAATATGATACTATACAAATATAACTTAATAATGAGTTATAAATTAAATACAAATAATACAAACAATACAAAACATACAAGGAACTAAAATGGCAAAAACTAAAACTAAATCACAACGTACAGGCAACTACAAGGGAGGTATTCCTCAAGGAGAAACTACTTTTGATGCTGTAAGTAAAAGATTAGATAAGAACCTGAAGATTATCGGCAAAGTAGTACAAGAAGAGTTTAAGGACACTTTTTATATGCAATCAATCATGTCTAAGAAAGTGAAAGAGAATTTTGGATATGAACACAAAACAATAGGATTTGCACCAGATGGTGGTGCGTGGTACACTAAGAACCCTCTAGAGGGTGGTAAACTTATTGCAGTCTTTGAAGCAAAGAAGCAAGGTAGTCGTGGTAACGCATGTGAACGTTGGTTTAAGAATGCATTGTTCGCGAGTTGCTTGAACCCTGATGTGTGCTATGTTACTTTTTGTGCAGGAGAAGGTGCGAAAGACGGAGAAGTACTTTCTAACAAACTTGCTGATGCGGGAGAACAGATGTTTGCGACAAAGGGTTCAAACAACTTTACTTTCGTGAGACAAGAAGAAGGATTCACACAGAAAGAAGTTTATGATATCATGAAGAAAACTTTGGAAGCATTATAATATATGAAACCATTATTCATGTGGGCGGGTGGTAAGAAAAAAATGCTTAAGCATTACTTACCATACATGCCTCAAACAGTAGATACATATTGTGAACCATTCTTTGGTGGCGGTGCTATGTTTATTCATGTGATGGATAAATATAAACCTACCACCACATATATCAATGATATCAATGAAGACATAGTGCGTATATACAGAATGATAAAAGAACATCATGACGAGTTCTTATCAATAATGACTAAGTATGAATCAGACTATCTTCCTAGAAGTAAACCAGACCGTAAAACATTCTATTTTGATTTACGACATCAACATGCTTACGACTATAAGGAATGGAATGAAGTCAAAGAAGCGGCAACATTATATTTCTTAATGAAGACAGGTTTCAATGGCATCTATCAATTAAACAAAAATACAAATGGTAGATACGGAACACCTTCTGGATTACTCAATCAAAAAGATAAAGTCTTTGACAGGGGTGTATTGGAGTGGTGGGAAGAAGCATTACAAAATGCTACTATCACATCATGTGATTGGAGTGAATCCGTTCAGGGTGTCGATGGTTTCTTTTTCTTTGACCCACCTTATCGTGACAGTTTTGCTGACTACGGTAATGGGTTTACTGATGAAGACTTGTTGAAGTTGATTGACTTCTCAAAGGATAGGAAAGATGTTTTTCTTGCTAATCGTGCAGATGATGATTGGTTTGAAAAAAGAACATCTGGTATGTCCTATCAATACTTTCCTGTGACATACACTGCAGGAAGAAAGAAGATAACTGAAGATGGGTTTGAAGCAAAACCTTCTCGTGAAATATTACTATATAACATTTCTGATAAAAGTGACCTAACTTCTTTTGAAAATAATGCTTGACATTCTGTGTCAAGTGTGATACTATACAAACATAACTTAATATTAATAATACAAGGAAAAATATATTATGAAAAAAACTAATTTAAAAGTAGTAGCAGAAGATGGAGTTGAGGTCTATGATACTTCTGACCAAATCATTCCTCTAAAACTATACCCCGAACTAGAGGAACTTAAAAATCAACTTAAAGAACGTACCTGGGGGACTACTACGTCTTTTCCCTTAACAGATTTTTTCCTAACAAATGAAGAAGGTGTAATAGAAGGAATGTTCGGTTTGGGTTTAGAAATTGCTCGTTGGCAGATTCGTGATGTAATCGTAAACACAAAGCATCTAAATGCTATCTATAACAATATGACTACATACAAATCAGCAGATATCCTAGACTTAGGTCTACTTGTTGATTTTGGTGAAGATTGGGAAGAACTAGAAAACCCTATGGTAACTGCCCGATACATGGTTTTGGGTGCTAATCATACTCTTGCGATAACGCATGCTAATGGAGCAGAGGAACATACTTTTCAGGTTTTAGATTTTTACAAAGACTTAGATGGTGATTACAACAAGGTACGCAATATAGGGATATGGTCAAATAATAAAGAGAAAAAAATAACTCTAGATAATCATGAGACTATATGGGAGGACACTCTACTAGGTTACTGGGCAAAGGATAACCAAATTTGGGCAAAGGGGGGGCAGTTCTATCCAAGAAGTAAAACTGAACTTGCTTTTAAGAAATGGTTTGTCGCAACTAATGCAGAGCATTTTGTGGGTCAATCTGAGAAAGGTGCTGTAGCAACTGTTAATCTTCTTCTACAATATGCCGCACCTGATGGCGCGAGAAATAACACAAATGTTCTCCAGAAATATAAAGGTGAAAAGAAACTTCAAGAGCGACAAATATCAAAAATCATGCAGTTGGAAGAATTTAGTGGTTACAAATGTCTGGGAACAAGAGGAATCGGGTCTCTGCATCATACGGGTTTGGCAGAAATCCTCAAAGGAATATCAGAGGGAAATCCAGAAGTAGTAGTACCTTTGTACCTTGATACAAATGCTCATATAGAACATCTAGAGAGACAAGGAAACATAACAAAGACGACTTGCGAGGATATTGAGGAGGGACTTAACAGTTTGATTATGAATATTGCTTATCATTGTTGGAATGAAGGTAAAAAAGGAAACCCATTCACCTTGGATAAGGTTAGTATGGTTAGCATAAAACCTCAGTTCTTCCCTTACACTTATTCAGACAATATCAAAGAAACAAAACGCTTAGATAAAGTCAACAAAATGATGCGTAAGTGATAGATTTAGAATCCATATTGGCAGAATGGAAAGTTGACTCTCTCATAAAAGAGGGTCAACTTGACAAGAATAGTATGGACACTCCCAAGATGCATGCCAAGTATCTTGAGTATCTATCCCTAACCAAACTACGATTAAAGAAAGCAGAGTTTTCTCAGAAGTCTCTGTTGAAAGATAAGTGGTTATGGTACAACGGAAAGATGGACGAAGAGACTATGAAGTCAAAGAACTGGTCACCCGACCCGTTCAATGGACTTAAAGTGTTGAAGGGTGACCTAGAGAAATACTACTACGATGCAGACCAAGAGATACAGGACAGCGAGATACGTATTCAGTATCTAAAAACTATTGTCGAAACTCTCGAAAGTATCATGAACAATCTCAACTGGAGACACACCACGATTGGTAACATCATCAAGATAAGACAACTTGAGGCAGGATACTAATGAGTGTAGAAAAACAAGCAAAGGCATTCGCAGAAGAACGAGTTAACTTCCTTATAGATAATAACTACATTGATAAAAATCGACGTGAAGAAGTATTCGAATCGTTAAGATATAAGTTTATAGAAGAAGATGCCAGAGACAAAGAATACACTGCCAAACACAATAA